ATACCACACACAGTGCAGAGCCTTAAAACTAAAAGGGAACCATGACAGAACATCAAAAACACATTCACAGCAAGCTGGTCGCGCAGTACCAGCAGCGCACAGACTTGACGCCTGGGCAGTTTGAGCTGCTGTACACACTGGCGTGTGTTATGCTTGAAGAGCAGACGCTACAGAACTACTGCGACGCAAACGGCACATGTTACACGGTGGTGGGCAAAAGCGGTGACACCTATAGCCGCATGCGCCCCGAGTGGCAGCAGCTAAAAGAGGCGCGCCACCGTAAGCAAATTATAATCACACGCCTTGAAAATTGGATAGGCGAAGGCAAACCAGAGGACGAACACGCTGAATACTTTGGTTGAAGCAGAACGCAAATACTACTTTGACCAGGCGGCAGCTGACAAAGCTGTTGGGTTTATTGAAACTTTTTGCACGCATGTCAAGGGTGAGCTGGGCGGCAAGCCGTTCATACTTGAAGACTGGCAAAAGGACGACATTATACGTCCACTCTTCGGCTGGAAAAAGCCTGACGGAATGCGAAGGTATCGCACCTGTTATGTAGAAATTCCACGCAAAAACGGCAAGTCTAACCTGAGCGCAGCAATTGCGCTATATATGCTTTTTGCTGACGGTGAACCTGGGGCTGAAGTAATTAGCGCAGCAGGCGACCGTGGCCAAGCCAACATAGTCTTCAACATTGCGCAAGAAATGATTGGCAACAGCAAGCACCTGCGGCAGCGCAGCAAAGTCTTGCGCAACGTCATTCACTATGGCAGCAGTTGGTACAAATCTATCAGCGCGGAGGCCTACACCAAGCACGGCCTAAACTGTCACGGCGTCATTTTCGACGAATTACACACCCAAACGTCACGTGAACTTTGGGACGTACTGACAACGTCAACGGGCGCACGTCGCCAGCCGCTTGTCATAGCATTGACCACAGCAGGCCATGACCGCGCGTCTATTTGTTACGAGGTGCACGAATATGCAAAAGGCGTGCGTGACGGCACAATTGACGACGACACCTTTTTGCCTGTGCTGTATTCTGCTGACATAGATGACGACTGGACCGCAGAAGAAACTTGGAGAAAGGCAAACCCAGGGTTCGGCAGCATTTGTCACAAAGATTATTTTGAGCAGGCGGTAAAGAATGCAAAGGCCAACCCCAGCATGGTCAACAGCTTCTTACGTCTGCACTTAAACATTTGGACGTCTGCAGAAACCGCTTGGATACCGGATGACATTTGGATGCTGGGGGATAAACCTATACCACATGACCGCCTTGCCACTTTGCCCTGCTATGGTGGGCTTGACCTTGCATCTACACAAGACCTCACTGCATTCGCAATGCTGTTTGTTGACGCTGACAACGATTGCATGTATTTGCTTGTGCATCAATTTGTCAACAGCGAAAAAGCGCACACCAAAAAGCTAAGCGCTGGGATTGATTACCTCGCCTTCAACCGCGAAGGTGACATTACAATAACCCCAGGCAATGTGACTGACTTCCGTATTGTGCGCGAGTATATTACAGAACAGTGTGCAAAGTATGACGTGCGGTCCATTGGCTATGACCCGCGCTTCAGCACTTACATAGTTGCTGACCTTGAAGCCGACGGCGTACACATGTCACCTATGGCGCAGAACATAACAACCATGAACGGCCCCACTAAAGAGTTTGAAATGGCCGCCATGAAGGGTGAAATAATACACGGCGGCAATAGGTGCTTGCGTTGGCAGATGGGCTGCGCTGTGGTGTACACTGACGTCAACGAAAACAAACGAGTGACGAAAGAAAAAATGGAAAACAAAAAGGTTGACGGCATCATAGCCAGCATTATTGCCATGAACGAATATCTTCACAGCCTCAACCAAGATGAACTTTTCTTTGACGTCTTAGACTTGTAAAGGTTTTTTTCGTATCTTCTGAACTTACTGCAACGCATGACCACACTTCAAGACCGTCTTCGCGCTTTGTTTAGGTATCGCGTGGGCAAGTACAACCCGCAAACCCTTGAGGCAGAAATGGGCATCAACCCAATTGTCAGAAGCGGGGTCAATGTAACAGAGCAAAGCGCGCTGGCCATTTCTACAGTGTATGCTTGCGTCAATAAGATTGCCAGCACCATTGCCAGCCTGGGGCTTGAAATCTATGTCCGTGACGGTCGCAACGTGGAGGTGGCCAACGTACACCCTGCTTATGAGCTTATCACCAGCGCCCCCAACGAACACCAAAACGCCTTCGATTTTTGGGAGACGTTGCTGTGTTCTGCGCTCATGTACGGGTGCGGGTATGCAGTTATCGAGCGCAACGCGCGGGGCTACGCTGAGCGCCTGGTGCCTGTGTCATATTACGACGTTGACGTCAAAGAAGTGGACGGCGAACGGGTGTATGTTATTCGTGACTATGGCGCCGTCACACAGGCCAACATGCTTGAAATTTCTTGCATGGGCGGCATGTCACCCATTCGCCTGCACCGCGAAAACATGGGGCTTGCCAAGGCGGCGCAAGATTTTGGCAGTGAATACTTCGGCCAAAAGGGTCAAATGACTGGTGTTCTTGCTTCAGAGCAGCCGCTAAGAAAAGAGCAAATGGACGTCATTCAAAACAGCTGGAACGCCAGCGCTATGAATGCAGGCACCAAGCTGCTGCCGTTTGGCTTCAAATACCAGCGCATCACAATTACACCAGACGAAGCGCAGTTTATTGAGACGCGCAAATTTCAGGCTGAAGAAATTTGCAGAATCTACAGCGTGCCCACAGCCTTGGTGCAGCTGCCTAGTCAAACAACATTCAACAATGTTGAACAGCAAAACCTGCAATTTGCACGGCACACCATTGCACCGTGGGCAAAGCGCATTGAACAAGAAATTGACCGCAAGCTGGTGCAGAGCTTTGAGCGCCCCGACATATACAGCAAGTTTGACCTGAGCGACCTGTACAAGGGCGACCTGGCAGCGCGGACCAATTATTACACACAGCTTTTGTCAAGCGGCGTCATTTCAATCAATGAGGTGCGCCAAAAAGAAAATCTTAACCCCGTGGACGGGGGCGATGTTTTGACCGTTCAGGTCAACCAAATTGCACTTGACCGCCTTGGGGAATACAGCGACAAAATTGCAAGCAATGAAAGCAACGGAACAGCATAAAGAAGCCGAAAAGCGTACTATGGGCACCATTGAGGTGCGCGACGCTGAAGGGGATGAAATGATATTGGAAGGCTACGCAGCCGTCTATAACAGTGAAACAGATTTGGGCCATTTCCGCGAGGTTATTAGCCCGGGCGCATTTGACGACGTAATGACCGACGACGTGCGGGCGCTCATTAACCATGACCCCAACCTAATTTTGGGGCGCACAGCAAACGGCACGCTTGAGCTGTCAACGGATGAACGCGGGTTGAAATACCGCGTGAAGCTTGGCGGTCAGCAATATGCTAAAGACTTTTATGAAAGTGTCAAGCGCGGCGACATTAGTCAAAGCAGCTTTGCGTTTACGATTGAAAAACAGTCATGGAACGAAGAGCGCACGGTGCGCAGCGTTGACAAGGTGCGGCAACTGTTGGACGTGTCCCCTGTGACATATCCAGCATACGCAGCCGCCACGGTGCAGGCGCGTGAACAACAGCCTGAGCTTAAAGAGGCCATTGCAGAAGCAGAGGCCCACACAGATACAGAAATTACTGAACCTACAAACAAACAAACCATGAATCTCAATGAGATGAAGGCGGTACGTGCCAAGCACGCCGACCGTTTTGAAGAGTTGGTCAACGTCGCAGAAACCGAAAACCGCGATTGGACCAACAATGAGCAAGAAGAGGCTGACCTATGCAAGCGCGAGGTAGAACGCCTTGACGGCAAAATTGAGCGTCGCCAGGCGCATGAAGACATGATTGCACGTCAGGCCCAGATGGGCGGCGCGTCAGTGTCCGAGGCCAAAGAAATTCACAAAATCAACCGTTCTTTCAGCCTCTCGCGTGCTGTGCAAGCTGCAAGCTTTGGCAAGGCACTCGAAGGCGCGGAAGCTGAGTGGGCGCAAGAGGCGGCCAAAGAGTACCAAATGCGCGGCTTGCAAATGAGCGGTCAGATTGGTATTCCAGCGCATGCGTTGTACCGTGACGCTGGTAGCGCTGACAACTTTCAGGCTGAAGCTACTGGTGACGGCTCTGGCTTTGTCGCTACTTCTGTGCCTGGTGTCATTGACGCACTGCGCACACCGACCATGGCCGAGCGCGTCGGCGTCACCACTATTAACAACGCCACAGGTAACTTGAAGTTTCCACGGGTGTCAACGAAGGCAGCAGGTACCGAAGAAGGTGAAACAGATGACAGCGCAAACTCAGGCCTGGCGCTTGATGAGGTGACACTGTCACCCATTCGTGTGGCTGCGAAAACCAAGTATAGCAAGCAGCTTATTTTGCAGGGCGGTGCTCAGGTGGACGCTATGATTTCACGAGAGCTGGCTGCGGGCATTAACGAGACTATTGACGCAGCAGTGTTTACAAAGGCAGCAGAAAATGCAGCGGCCAGCACTGACTTGGCTGGTGGCGCTTTGACTGCAGGTACAGTGATTGGCATGCAAGAAGACGTTTTGGCAGCAGGCGGCGACTTGTCGCGCTGTGCATACGTTGCGTCACCTCAAGCTATGACTTACTTGAAGTCTGCTCACCTCATTGACTCTGTGAGCGCAATGGTTGAAAACAACCGCATTGACGGTTTTCAGTCTTACTTCACGCCTCAGCTGGCCAACCTTGACGCAGCAACGCGCGGCGCCATTTTGTTCGGAGATTTCCAATTGGGCATGGTGCTGGCGTTCTTTGGTGGAATTGACCTTTTGGTTGACCCATACAGCAACGCAGGCACAGCGCAGATTGCTTTGCACGTGAACAAGTTTTACGATGCAGAGGTGCGCCAGGCTGGTGCATTGGCTTACGTCAAAGACTTTGTGGCTCAGGCCCAATAAATAAACAACAGCGGGAAGCCTGGCAACTGGGCTAGGCTTCCCTTTTTTTATCTTGTACCTATGCACGTAAATAAACCCGCTCACGTTGGTGGCAGTGCCATTGTAACGATGTCAGACGCCAAAGAGTTTTTGCGCGTTGACCACAGCGACGAAGACACGACCATTGGCGCCCTGTTGGACGCGGCGGTTGCATGGGTGGAAGACTACACGAACCGTAGCCTTCGCAGTGGCAACACGGCAACCTTTAGCCTGCCCTCATTTCGGACGGCTGCGCTGGCCTATGGCCCTGTCACAGCTGTGACGGCAGTGTATTACGACGACACGGCAGGCACACAGCAAACGCTTGACGGGTCAAAGTATTACCACGAAAAACCGCACGACGGCAGCATTCTGCTGCACTTCCATGACACGCCTGACGTGGAGGACTACAACGCGCAGCCTGTGCGTATTGTGGCAACAGTAGGCGCGTCACCGTCGGCAAATGTCAAGCACGCGGTGAAAATGTTGGTGGGGCACTGGTACGAGAACCGCCGCGCCGTTGTTACGGGCACAATCACAGCCCAGGTGCCTATGGCTGTGGAGGCGCTGCTAAGTGTTGAACGCATTATTGACCACAGGCAGTGAACATTGGCTTCTTAGATAGACGCATTCAGATACAACAGCAGTCAACTACCGTGGACGCATACGGCAGCAGGACGGGCAGTTGGACGACGCTGCACACCGTTTGGGCTGCCCTGGACAATAAGAGCGCGAGCAGCAGCGTCATTGCAGAGCAAGAAACAAGCATCAACCGCGTGACATGGCGGGTGCGGTACAGCACTGACATGGCAGCGGTGACAAACAACATGCGTATTTTGTACGGCAGCGACATTTACAACATTCTGGCAGTAACGGAACACGGGCGCAAGCATGAACTGCATTTTGTGACCGAAAAAGTAGTGAGCTAATGGGCCGCCTCTCTCAAGCAATGGCAGGGCAGAACCCGACGGTTACACGCGGCGCGGGTATTAAGAAGGCTCAAATAAAAATTGACGGCCAGACCGAGCTGCTGCGCAAAATCGAAAAGCTGAGCCAATGGAACGAACGTGATTTTCAAGGCCTGCGACAGGTGAAAAAGCGCGTGGGTAAGGTGTACGCAGACCAGGCCAAGCAAAACGTGGGCGATTTTTTGGAACCTATTGACGTCTATGCGCGCACGGGCAAAGGCCCAGGGCGACACAAAAAAGGGCGGTCAGGTCGCGTGCGGCAGACCATACAAAGCGGCACGCTGCGTCGCAGCATTAAGGTTTGGCACCCACGCACCAACAGTACGTTTACCTATGCAGGGCCGCGCACGCGCTTCAAGTCTGCACAAAGCAAAAGCACCAACCGCTCAGACGGCTGGTTTGCTCACATTGTAGAAAGTGGTGACAGCTTTGGTCAAAAAAAGACCACGTACAACACGGGGGTGTTTTTGCGCAGCAAGCGCCAAACCGTGCCCCGCATGGCCAAAATGTTGAACCGCATGCTGAAGGCACGCTTTAAGTATTATATGCGATGAAAGTAGGCGCAGCCATTTACGAACTGCTCAAGAATGACAGCGCGGTCAATGCGCTGGTGTCTGGGCGCATTTTCCCTGAACTTGCTGTTGAGGGGGACGCGGCGCCGTACATTGTGTACAGCATTGTCAGCAACACGCCTGTGGATACAAAGGACAGCGCGCCAGTAGATGAAGCGGCGGTTGAAATTTTCAGTGTGGCCAGCACATACGCCGTGGCCAATGACCTTGCAGACAAAGTACGGGCGGCGCTAAGCCGCAAGAATAAAGTGGTCTATGACACTGTCACGGTGCAGTCTATTCAGTACACAAACGAAGTGGTGGAGGTTACGCCAGAACGTGACTACTATATAGCTGTGCAAGACTACACTGTGCGCACGGGTGAAGTTGTGCCTGAATTGTTGCTAAACACTTACCCAGGGGCGTATGCTGCTTACAGCTTGCGCCGCTTAAATGGTTTTTACAATGGCCCTGCCGTTCGTTTACGCAGGACTAGTGACGGCGAAACCTTAGACATTGGATTTGACGCACAGGGCAATTTGGATACTGCATCAAGCGATGCGTTTTTTGATGGTACAAATTTGCAAGCGGTCACGTGGTACGACCAAAGCGGAAACGGGAGGGACTCGACGCAAACTGCGCCAGCACCGCAACCATTGTTGTACAATAATGCAGGTTTATTGTCGCACGGCGAGTACCCAGGTTTGCGCTTTGTTGGGTCTGACGAATTGCCGTTTGATAGCTCAGGCCTTGACATTGGCAATTTGTCGGCGTTTGCTGTGGGCAAATTTACAGACACGGCGGACACTGAGTATTTGTTATCTCTTAGTGGTCCGGACAGCTCAAAACTATTTCAAACGCCTGTTCTGTTCAACGCACAGTTCATGTACGCTTATGGCAGCCACGTCAGCACGCTAAGCACAACGGCAAACACCTTTCGCAATTTACACACCATGATTGCAGGCAGCACGCAAGGCAATGCGCAAGCGTGGTTGAATGACAGCAATTTGGGAAGCGTCACCCTAGCTTCTGGTATTGACGACACAGCGACAGGCGTTGGCGCACGAAATGGATTTGGATTTATGAACGGTTGGGTCTTTGAAATTATTGTGTATGACAGCGACCAAAGCGCAAACCGAGCAGGCATTCAAACGCAAATCATGACAGACTACGACATTACATGAAAGACTTTTTATTTCACAACTGGGGTGAAATCGCCATTGCATTGCTGGCGCTTGTCAAGGTTATTGTGAACCTGACCCCCACCGAAAAAGATAACCAGGTATTTGGGTATTTAGATACCCTTGTAAACATGGTAATTGCAGACAAAAAAAAACCCTCTAACCCACAGAACTAATGGCCCAAACTACAGGCATCATGAACGGCAGTCAGCTGCGCGTGCAGTTTGCAAACGACGGCGTTGCAACTGTTGCAGTTGACCACCTTACTGACTTGTCAGTGTCCTTCACTACTGAGACACGTGACACCACTTCTAAAGATAATGCAGGCTACCGTGCTATCTTGCCAGGACTCAAGACGCTCACTGTCAGCTTTACCGCATTCTATGCAGCCGACGCTGGAAACGGATATGAAGAGTTGTTTGCTGACATGGAAGCAGGACAAAAACTTGACGTCTTTATTGGGTCTTATGCTCAAAGCACAGACACCCAAATCACAGAAGACATGGACATTGCTTTTGAAGCTTATTGTACTAACTTGGAATTGAGCGCAGGCACAGAAGACAATGCAAGCTACACCTGTACGCTCGAATGTGTGAGCGACCCAACTTTTAACACGTCTGATTGATGACAATAACCCTGGACAATCAAACCTTTCCCGTTAAGGCTAACATGCGCGCGTGGCGTGAATTTGAGCGTGAGACAGGCAACAAAGTGGCAACAATTGACGCGGAAGACGTCACCTTAATGCCTGAGCTGTTGTACTATTTTGTGCGCGAGGGATGCCGCAAGCAGGGCATGAAGTTTGAAATGGAGGTTGAAGATTTTCTTGGGCTTATTGACGTGACTGACTTGGCGCAGGTGGTCGAGGTTATCGAACAGAGCATGGCACCAGAAAAAAAAACGGACGCCAGCGAAGCGATGAAGACCCACTTGAATGGGACAAAATAGAAGAGTTGGGGTTAGGTCTGTTAGGCCTGACCCCTGCACTTCTGTATGACCTCACCTTCAGGGAATTTGCCAACGCGGTGCGCGGTCGGTACGCAGACAGGGAACAGCAGCAACAAAGCGCCTGGGAACGTACACGATGGCAAACCGCGTTGCTGTTAAACGTACACACAAAAAAAGGCAGCAACCTGCGACCGCGTGACTTGGTTCAATTTCCATGGGAAAAGGTCGAAAAGCAGAACAACCCACACGCAGGTTTTGCGCAACTTGTAGCACTGGCAAAAAAGAAACAGCAGAAAGATGAGCACACTCGGGGAACTGGTAGTTAAAATTGGCGCGGATACGCGCAACCTGAACAAATCGCTGGGGCGTGTGCAGAGCAACCTGCGCGGCATGACCCGCAATTTTCAGGCGCTTGGGCAGAACATCACACGAAATGTGACCTTGCCCCTTGCTGCTTTTGGCGCAGCTGCGGTTAAGAGTGCGGCAGACCTTGAGACGCTTGAAACGTCTTTCATTAGCTTGACAGGTGGCGCAGAGCAGGCGGCTAAGATGGTTGCACAGCTTAATGATTTTACAGCTGAGACGCCCTTTCAGCTTGAAGCAGTAGGCAAGGCCGCGCGCCAGCTTATTGCCAGCGGCACAGGCATTGAAGACGTGAACACACAGCTTCAATTCTTGGGCGACATTGCCGCAACCAGTGGCAGCAGCATTGACGAAATAGCCGCTATTTTTGCGAAGGTTAAAGCAAAAGGCAAGGTTGAACTGGAAAACCTCAACCAGCTTGCAGAGCGTGGCATACCAATTTTCACAGCGCTAAGCGAGGCCACCGGCCTGCTGCCGTCAGAGTTGGGCGCGGGTCGCGTCAGCGTTGAACAGTTTACCAAGACGCTGCAAGGCTTTGCTGAAGAAGGCGGCTTTGCCAACGGCGCCATGGAACGCCTCAGCCAAACGGCAGCGGGTAAGTTCAGCACGGCGCTGGACAACCTTAAATTGGCAGGCGCCGCCTTGGGTGAGCAGTTGTTGCCTGCCGTGACTGCTGTGCTTGACAAGGTGACGCAGCTTAGCCAAAGCTTTGTCAAAACCAACCAAAGCACACGCGGCCTCATTATTGAGTTCGGGTTGTTGGCTGCGGCGGTTGGGCCTGCCCTAATTTTCTTGCCTCAGATTATTGCGCACCTGGCAAACATGAAGCTGGCCTTTCAAACTTTGCGCATTGCCATGATGGCCAACCCGTTCATCTTGGTGGCCACTGCACTCACGACACTGGTGGGCGCGGTGGTGCTGTTCAGAAACCGCACACACGACGCCGTGGCGGCCAATGACACGTTTATTGCGTCACTTAAAGACCTTGACAAACAGGCGCAAATCAATGAGGCCAAGGCACGACTGCGCGAACTGGAGAGCGAAAAGCGCAAGCTAAAAGAGGCGCAGGCCATTGAGATGCAAGCGCAGGCGGTGGGCAGCTTGGGCGACAAATTTGAAAAACAGATTGCACGGGGCAACGTCCACAAATACACCGAGCAAATTGGCGCGCTTGACGAACAGATGCGCGACCTGGCCAAGCGTATTCAGACAATGCACAAATCTGAAGAAGACACGCCGCGCGTGTACAAGGCCAGCGAGGCGGCAGCGTCAGACTATGCCGACAGCCTTGGGCATTTGTTCAGCAAGCTCGAACAGGTACAGGTAAAGACCCAGGCGGCCAACATGACCATGGGCCAGTTTTTTAGCATGCTCGAAAATGTGCAAGTGCAGACCGACAAGGTAGCGCAGGCAGGGCGCAGCATGGGTGAGACGCTGGCGGACTCACTGGGCAACGCCATTGGCCAGGCGCAGAGCTTTGGCAGCATGATGCTGGAGGTCGCGCGCAGCGTCATTGTTGCATACCTGGCACAGACAAAGGCCAAGGTGTTGCAGAACAGTGCGGAGGGTGCAAGCGGCACAGGCCCAGCTTATCCCTTCGTCATGGCTGGTTTGCTCACGGCAGGTATGGCGCTCATGAATCGCGTGCAGATACCAGCGCTGGCCAAGGGCGGCCTGGCGTATGGTCCAACAATGGCCATGGTGGGTGACAACAGAAACGCAGCCATTGACCCCGAGGTTGTGGCGCCGTTGTCTAAGCTGAAAGACATGATGGGCGGCAACCGTGTCGAGGTTTTTGGCCGCATCAAGGGGGATGACATTTTCTTAAGCAACACCCGCAGCGGGACAACACGTAACCGTCTGGCATGAGTTACATTGTAGCAAAAGGCACGGGCAAAAGCCTGAATGACGACACCTATGAAGTGCGCATCATTCACAACACCAGTGGCACAGATACGGGCATTGAATTTGCACTTGGGTCTGACGGTTTTGTGCTCAAATATGAGAGCGTTGACGACAAGTTTTTGGTACCTGGCATTGTGCACTCACGGTGCGAGGTCACAACGATGTGGCAACAAGGCACACACACAAAGCTTGACCAGTTATTGAGCGCACTGCTAACCAGTGAAGACGGTGACTACATTTTGGAGGTGCTAAAAGACGGCGCGCGCTACTGGGTCGGCGTCATTATGGTGGAAGAATTTAAGGTGGACGAAGACGACAACCTCAGGCAAGTGCAAATCGTTGCGTCTGATGGTATTAGCCTGCTCAAACACGTTGACTACAATGACGACGGCACGGCGTACACCAATCACCAAACAATCTTTGACACCCTAAAAAACTTGCAAGAAAAGTGGGTGTTGTACGACTACTTAAACGCGCAAAACAGCGGCACAGAGTACCGAATAGCTTGGGCAGAGGACGTGTACAGCGAAGACGACTATGTCATGGCTGCCTACACGCACCCTGCAGGCACAGACAAAAAAAGCATTCAGCGCGCCAGGACATACAGCAACGTATGGCATGAGCAGACCACAGAAGGCGTGCAATTTGTCAAAGCCTATGACGTGCTTTTGTCACTGTGCAACACGTTTCAATGGCGCTTGTACAGCCATGGCGACGCCTGGCACTTTATGCCGCAAAGCATTACAACGCTGCGCGTAGATGGCAACGTATTGCAGTGGGACGGCACAATAGTTGACCGCGAGGTCATTAGCCGATACCAGTACCAACTGGACGCAACTAACAACGTGCGGCAAAAAGACGCGAACTGGACGCTGAGCTACACCCCGCCAGTAAACAGCTGCAAGGTCAAGCGCGACACTGGCGGCGGCCCATACGTGTTGCATGCCTTCGGTTTTGACATTGGCACAGCGCAGAACGG